TAAAACATACGCATGTGTAGCTAAAGCTACTATTGGTTTATTAATATAAGTATTTCTATAATTTGAATTTGTATTGACTAATCCTTGTACTCCAAATTGTACTACATTAAAATTAATATTACTTTGACATCCAAAACAACCTAAATATAAAATATCAAAATCTTTTGGTGTATTTTTTATACCAATATCTAATTGTTCTTTAAAATTTTTTTCAAAAATTACATCATCTTCAAATATTATACCATATTTTGCATCAGATTCTAAAAATAATTTCCATGTTTTAAGATGAGCCATTGCACATCCAATTGCACTTAATGGTGTAAACATTCTTCCATATATATTTGTATTCTTCTTAATCTCTTCCGAACTTAATTTTCTTCCATTAACACCTTCCACTAAAATAGGATCTAATCCATATGTACGTATTTCAGATAATAATTTTTCTGGTTTATTCAAACTAATAACATATGTTTTATACATTAATATATACGAATAAAATTATTTTCATTTAATTATTTCTTTTTATTTTCAACATAAAATTTCACACCTAAAAATGACAATATCAATAATAAATAATGTATTTTAATTAGTTTATTATTTACATCTATATATAAATCAGGTAAACTTAATAATATATATAATGCAGTTATAGTAAAAAAATCTATTTCAGTTGCACCTAATACAATACCTGATATTATAAATAAAATAGAACATATATTTAAATTTATATCTCTGATTCTTATTAATGATAATGATGATATATAACTTGCTTTTACTTTCTTCTCAATATAATAATTAGATATCATATTATTAAATAATAATGGATGTGTATTAGATACATTTGATGATTGAGTTTCATCTGTTGATGTCTGATATACTATCAATTCATTCGCAACATAAGTATTTATTAAATTATTACAAGCTAATGTGTGTATATGAAAATCAAGATGAGTATATATAGTACCTTCAATATATTGAATTAATTTTTTTGCACCTTTTCTTGATAATACATATCCATGTAATGCTAATGCTACTAACGGTTTATTTACATAATCATTTACTGTATTTGCATTTAAATTTAATATACCTACATTAAATAATGCAATTGAAGTAAAATTAATTGAATTATTACATCCAAAACATCCTAAATATAATATATCAAAATCTTTTGGTGTATTATTTAATATCAAATCTAATCTTTCTTTAAAATTATTTTCAAATATTGCATCATCTTCTAATATTAATCCATATTTTTCTCCTGATTTTAAAAATGTCTTCCATGCTTTAATATGTGCCATTCCAATTCCTATTATACTTTTAGGTGTAAAATACGATGCAATATATGTAGTATTATTACTAATTGTTTCATTATCTAATGTTTTACCATTTACACCTTCAACTAAAATTGGTTTAATACCCATATCATTAATTGTATTTAATAATGTAGATGGTTGTTCTAAACTTATTACATACGCACTATACGTATCTTGCATAATATAAAATTATAAAAAATATATAAATTATAATGAATAAATTACATATTATAACTGTTGCTACTAAAAATGAAGGCTATTATGATGCTTTAATTAATAATATACATAAAATTAATATAATTACATTAGGATTTGGTCAAAAATGGACTGGATTTATTATGAAATTTAATTTAATTAATGAATATTTAAATAATTTAGACAATAATGATATTGTTATATTTTCCGATGCATATGATGTATTACTTTTACAAGATTCAGATACTATTATAAATAAATTTAAATCTTTTAATAAACCTATTGTTATTAGTAAAGATGCAGAACATAATTCATTACTTGGTATCTATTTTCAATCACGAATATTTAGTAAATGTAAAAATACATATATTAATTCTGGATTATATATTGGATATGTTTGGGCTTTAAAATTATTATTTGATGAAATTTATAAATATAAAAATTCTAACGATGACCAAATTATGTTAATTAATATATGCAATAATTCTTCCTTTTTTGATAAATATATTGCAATTGATTATGATAGTTTATTATTTTATACAACTTCAGGTGGTTATGGAATTATAAATTTTAATTACACATCTGGTATAGATTCTGATATAATCAATAATAAATTAATTATTAAAAAAACTAATCAAGAACCTAGTTTTGTTCATGGTCCTGGTAATACAAATCTTGATTTATTAACTAACATATATAAATTACCATCAAATAAAAGTCGTAATAAATTAGATAAAGTATTTATATACAGTAATCCGGAATATTTAAAATATATTATATATGATATATTAATATCCTTAATTATTTTTATGACAATGATAATTATATTAAAGAGTTATAGTTAATAATAATAAATGAATAAATTACATATTGTTACTGTTGCTACTAATAACGAAGGTTATTATGACGCATTAAATAAAAAAGAAAATAATATAATTACATTAGGATTTGGTCAAAAATGGACAGGATTTACTATGAAATATGATTTAGTAAAAGAATATTTAAATATATTAGATGATAATGATATAGTAGTATTTACTGATGCATATGACGTATTACTTTTACAAGATTCAGATACTATTATTAATAAATTTAAAACTTTTAATAAACCTATTGTTATTAGCAAAGATGCTGAACCTCATTCATTAATTATTATGTATGTTCATTCAAGAATTTTTAAAAAATGTAATAATACCAAAATTAATTCTGGATTATATATTGGATACGTATGGGCTTTAAAATTATTATATAATGAAATTTATAAACAACAAGATTCTAATGATGACCAAATTATTTTAATTAATATATGCAATAATCCTTCCTTTTTTGATAAATATATTGCAATTGATTGTGATAATTTATTATTTTATACTACATTTGGTGGTTATGGTATTCTAAATTATAATTTTGTTCCTGGTTTTGATTCTGATATAATTAACGATAAATTAATTATTAAAAAAACTAATCAAGAACCTAGTTTTGTTCATGGTCCTGGTAATACAAATCTTGATTTATTAATTGATTTATATAAATTACCTAAAAATAAAAAACGTAGTAAGTTAGATAAAATACTTATATATAGTAGTCCTCAATATATTAAATACTATTTGCAAGATATGTTATCTGGACTGATATTTTTAACTATATTTTATTATTATGTAAAGTAATTTTCTTTTATCCAATTAATTATTTCAGTATTTTTTACTAATTCAGCATTATTTAATGCTTCTTTCTTAATTTTTTCATCATCAAATAATGTCGGTTCAAGTTCATTAAAATATTTTAATATTTCTAAATTTCCATAATAACATACATCATTGATATATTCTTTTACATTTTCTTTCTTCACCGATAATACCCATTTAACATAATCTAAATTCTTATTATTGATTGCTAGTGAAAATAATGATGCATGATTATTTACATCAACTAATTTTTTTTCATCATAAAGATATTTAAGTATATCCAAATGACCATAATATGCTGCACATGAAAATCCAGAATCATAATTAATTTTTAATTTTGGCTCTATTTCTAATTTAGTACTATCAAAAATACTCAAAAAATATACTACATTAATATGACCATTTTTACATGCTTCTTCAAATCCTTCATCAAAATATTCGTGTGAAAAATTACTATCATGATAATAATCAATTAAATTTACTATATTTCCTTCCCTGCAATATTTAATAAATTGTTCTTCCATTCTTTTATCTTAATATCTATTACTAATATTAAAATAATTTTTCAATTTAAATTAAAATACCCAAAGTGAGGATCGAACTCACGGCCTCTCGCTTAGAAGGCGAGCGCTCTTCCACTGAGCTATAAGGGCAGTTATAGAACATATAACTGCTCCTATTTCTTTTTAAAATATTATTGTTTTATTTACAGTTTTATACCGTCTGCACCGGTTTGCACGTATCGAGGATTGCACTCGAGACCTTCGGCTCATAAGACCGATGCTCTACTAACTGAGCTATACGTGCAATTTCTATATTGATGTTTCTTTAAATGTTCAATATTCAACTTTTTTAATGATAATCCTCATAGCACTTATCAGAAAATTTAAGTAATCTTATCACTTTTGCATGATCAGCTTCTAAATGTTCTTTTGTTTGTATTTGCGAATCTTTTCCTTCTTGAATTGCTAACCACGGAAACAATACATATGTTTTATTTTGAAACTGTAATGTCATTGTCATATAATCTGCTCCCCATAACATATTTTTATAAGTATTAACTAACCATGATAATCCATCTCTACTTATTAAATATGCACCTGCTAAATATTGATTATTTGTAAGTACCCATTTATTTTGAATATTTGTTTCTTCTGTACTATTCAATAATAACATTTGCCAATCATTTATTTCTTTTAATCCATTATCCACTATTTCTTCCCAACCATCTCTAAATAATATATCATCTTCTAATATTAGTGCCATTTCAACTTCTTTTTCTAATAAATATTCCCATAAAGAATAATGACTAATTGCACATGCTTTTTCTTTTGATGATAATGCTGGATTTAATGGATATTTGTCAAATAATTCTGATGTAGGTGTTGTTGCATCCCATCTAATTAGTCTATTTATTCTTTTACACATTCTATCATATCTTTCTATTGAGCTTACAACATTTATACAGTAAATTGGATACGTCATCATTTTTTATTTTATATATCTTTATCTTTATCTTTATTTTCTTCATTCATTTCTTTTTCTAATGGATATGTTATGTTTTTATTTGGTTCATCTAATTTTAAACTATTCTTAATATTTTCAATATGCTCATTTAATTCATTATCATTATCGTCTACATCTGTATCTGGTAAATCATGCTCTAATTCTTCACTTTCAGATAATTCTACATTTAAATTATCATATTTATATGATTGGTCACCAATTTTTAAATAAGTTTTTCTAAACATATATACAAAAATAAACATACTAATGAATCCTAATAACAAAAAAAACATTTTTATAAGTATTTATTTATAAAAATATTCATAGTTTATATCAAATTTATAATTTAATAAATTTTAATTTGTCATTCATTATTAAAGTTCCCGCTTCATTTGGAAAACTATATTCTTCCGTTAAACTATTTTTTTCCTCATCTGGTTGATATCTATACACAATATTTTTATTTAATTCTCTTCTTTTTGTTAATTTTAATCTATTTTTTCTTTGAAAATCAATTGTTTCACCCAAACATTCTATTTGAAATTCTTGAAATGGTGTATCATCCAATACTGTTTTATCATGCTTTGTTAAATATGTATTCTTCGCATCTAATAAATTACCTAATCTATATTCTAATTCTTTAGTCTCTAATCTAAATATACCATTGTATTGATAATGAATTAAATAATATAATAACACTAATGTAAAATTTCCAATATTTATTTTTGTATTATATCTTTCTATTTCTCTAAATTGATAACATTTATCTTTATTTTGATACATCGTCACAATAGGTGTTTTCTTATATGATATTACAATTCTTCTTTCCCAAAATTGGAAAAATATATTATATTCATCTACTTTTAAATTTTGTCTAAAATCTTTATCTTTTTCTGCTACTATATCTAATAATGCATTATATATCTTTTGTGCATTATTTTGAAAATCTTGGAAACTTAATCCAATATGTGATTCTTTTAATTTCTTACTTGATACTTGTTCCATATAATAATTATATGCAGTATCATCTACAAATATTAACGTTTTGATATTTGCTATCTTTGGAACTAATGCATTTATTATATATGTATATGTAGTATCTTCTTTGATTACACCTTTTTTAGGTTCAAACTTTGCTACTTTTAATAATTTATTTGTTCTATCAAATGTTTTATCCAATCTATAATAACTTGTTAATGGATCTGTATACACTCTTAATGTATCTGTTAAAATAATCGCTGGATGTATTAATCTAAATCCATTTACTTTAATAAATGGTAAATTATGATAAACTAATTTTGGAACATACGTAATATCACAATACTTGTCAAAGTTTACAAATATTGTAAACGTTCCTGGATGATCCGCCTCTTTACCCTCAATGTATTTATACTTTTGTTTGTATAAAATATCACACATGCTTTTAACATCTAATACTGGATCTGGTGAGTATATTTCAATATCGTTTTTTCCAATATCTTTATAAATAACATCTTTGGGTGACTTTTCTTTGATATATTCATTCAAGGCAATTCCACCGTAAACAATTCTTTGATTCTTTTTAATATAATCAACTATTATTGAATTAACTGCTAAATATTCCTTGTAGTTTGGTTCTAGTGTAACTAATTTCTTTTTTTGAGCAAAATCAATAATTTCCTTAATTTTACCTTCTATCGCCTCTACGTCCGCCTTTCTAAATAATGAATTT